CCATCGCCTCAGAGGCTTCACCTGCTATCCAGATGGATGCCGTGGAGGACAACCCCTCACCCAGGTACCCTACAAGGAAGCCAAAGAAAAATTGGGTGAAGAGTTTGAAGAGTCCCTGGAATCCCACGATATCTGCACCATCACAGGACACGGAGGTACATGCGGTGTCTAAGCTGTGTAGCAACTGTCGCAAGGAGTTGGATTACACCCACGCCAGCAGGGATTGTACCGAATGCAATAAGCACAGCAATAAATTAAGGCGCGCTATTGAAAGTGAGAAATTTTATGCTTTTTTAGCAGAAGATAAATGTTTGACAGGTTGTGTAGAATGTGGATACGGCAAAGGAGAAAAGGATAAAGCTTGCGCTTTACAGTACGATCATTTAAATAAACCAGAAAAAAATTTCAATATATCAAAAATAGGTGCTGGCAGTAATACATTCAAAACTATGGTGAAAAAATATGAAGTGGAGCGTCCTAAATGTAGGGTGTTGTGTGCCAACTGCCATAGTTTACACTCAAAAGAACAACGACAAGAGGATAAAGAAAAAAACCTAACAGAGGCAATACAATATTTCGCTAATTTACAACATCGAGAATTAAGACCCAAAATTAAATCTCGGTTATATGAACTAATAAATATCCCTGAGCAGCGCCCACAACAACTTGAGCTTAAAGTATGATGTATTATATATGGCACAGTACCCTCTTAAATTTGATAGAGGGACAACTTATTAGGCTTACTTCATGGATATGGCAAAAGAAGGCTCGATCTCTACGACAGTACCAGAGGCGTCAGCACCGGAAGCGTCAGAACCAGTGAACATCAAAGTAATCGGGCTTATCGGGGCTTAAGATATCTTTAAGTTGGTGCCACTCTTCCACCTTACAATTCTTCTTTATGCCCTTGCATATTTGCACCTTCTTCACCGGGATATTCGGCCACACCTTCCTGCATAAAGGCTCATACAAGTTGTTGAGCTTTCTGACGGCCCCTGGTTTCCATGTCAGCTTGACCTCACCTATGACTAGGAATGGATGATATGGATTATGCTCATTAAGCATGACCACATCTGGCTGAGCATAGCGCCACCTGTAATCTGGGGCTTCCACATATTTTATCCAAGGCCCAAGGAAAATATCGACCTCACCGCAAAAAGTTTCCGTGAGATAGTCCTTGACTTCGCGCTCATAGTTGAGACCCTTCTGCATAGCAGCAGTCCGATAACTATAAGGATCAAGAAAGTCTGGTGTTTCAGAAAGGACAGCCTCCTGAAGATTAGTTACTCTCGTCCTCGCCATCTTCTTCCTCAGGCACATCACCTAGAACATAACCAAAATCATTCTCTCTTAAGAATTCTCTGATCTCTGTTATAGGACGCCACCACCCCATGTGTGATACGACTGAACCCCAGCCATAGGCCGATACCATCGACGGCACCCCAATCAATTCGTAGGTCCCTCTAGGAGACATAACATAACCAGAGCCACCGCTATTACCAAATATAATAGGGGCTGATCCCAATATGAGATCGTTACCATAATTGTCTTTCGCGAACCCCGAAAGCAATCCTTGTGTGGGGAACGGAGGTTTACCAAGTCCTGCCCCAACTGCCCACGCCTTCTGGAAAATCCAAGGACCATCATCTACACCTTCTTTATACAGAGTGGCGACATGCTCTATGGGACGCTCCCTATCATCAATCCTCAAGAGCGCCAAGTCTCTCTTCTTATCATAAGAGACAATGGTAGCAGTTCTACCTGTGGTCCCTATACTCTTACTATAATTATTGTACTCAAAGATTTCAATCTTGACAGGACGCCTAGTTTCCTTCTCTACCTTTTCTTTCTTTCGGGGGTCCCATTCTGAGGTAACGGTGATAGCACCCTTCACTACATGCCAATTGGTTAGTACCAAGGACATGTATTCCCCTTCATGCTTCTCAGAAAAAATTACTGTGCCTGATCCGCTTCCACTACCCACTGCTACAAGTACAGTAGGATACAACATCTCTAAATGCTGCTTGACTGGTACTGAGTCTGTGTGGGAGCCAGCATAGGCTGCACCTGACAGCAACAGTACTATGCCAAAAGCAGCTAAAAACTTACGCATTTTATTCTCCTAAGTTATTTACAAAGTCTTTTCCAAACTTCATTATGTATAAGTATATCGCGAGCCGTTGCTTCAGTCAATCGATCTTCATCATCAACAAGAATTGGTCTGACCCAAGAGCAATCATCCCCTACGCCAAGCATTCCGCAACTTGCTAAGAACAGTGCTGACGCTAAGACGAGAGACAGACTGAGATACTTCATTTCTCTCCTTTACATTCTTGAGGGACGACTCAAGTTGTTTCTTTTGAGCGCCCTTTGCACCTGCAACATAGGCAAATAATAGTGGTGCTAACTTAGCAATCACACCGAATATTTTAACTATAATACCTATTAGTGCCATTCTATATTAGAACCCATGATCGATCTCTGTGGGCTTTACAGGCTCACTTACTGGTTCACTTAGAGGCTTACTTACAGGCTTACTTCCCGTATCTTTCGCCTTACCAAAAGTAAGTGATAACCATTCGACAATCTTATATATTCTACTAAACCAGGAGCCAGGAGTTGGGGTATTAGTTCCACCAACAACTGCCGCCGCCGCTGCAATAACTGCCAAGGCAGCCCCAAGTATAACATCTCTTACGTCCCAAACCTGAACCCACCAAGAGACAGACTCAACTACTGCTGTAGCTACTGTAACTGGATCAGCCATCATTCACCTCCAATATCCATCATAATTTGATATTTTACACGATCTAAAGCCATACAACAAACAGGTGGATCAAGTTGTCCTGCTGCTGTCAATTCTGTATTACCCTCTTGATCAAAAGAAAACAACAGAAAGCCCGCTGTTTGCGAATCTTTTATGATTTTATTAGCCTCCTTTAGACCCATCAACTTTAATTCTTCTTGCTCACTTAGTGATTTCTCTTTAGTCTCTTGCGCCATCTTATTAAGTGATATGATATCACCCATCAGTATTCCCTTCCCTAAAAGAAGATAAGAAATCAGAAAAACTTTCTGGAACTTCCCGTTGCGCTTGCATGTTTTCCCACAAAGCTGGAATCATGCCTTCACCGAAAACTTCCAAGTGCATATCTACATCATTTCGTTCCACAAGTCTCTCAAAATCTTGCGCTTGTGCCAATAATTCTCCTGTAGTCCAAAACTTTCTTCCTCCTATACCCACCTCAAGATACTTAGGCTTCTCGGTTGTCTCCTCAAGTTCCTTTTTCTCCTTTTCTGTAGGCTCTTCCACACACGAGTCGAAACCATAGAGATCAAATATTCTGTAGCCCATAGTGTGGCCAAGACCTACTGCCCTCATAGCCGCACAAGTCCCACCCGTCACCAACATCTTGTTCTTCAATTCGGGCAACTTTGATGACGCTTGTGAGAAGGCATTCCACCCAACTATTAAGTCTCCTCTATCAAGAAGATATTGGGTTACCTCAGGATTTGTCATGGTAGCTATCAAAAATACAGTGTCGGAAAACGCAGACTTCTTTTCTAAGAGGGTACGCCTAACAATTCCATGAGTGCTTTTTCCCTCTAAGGAGCGTGGGTCAAGTATAATGCACGCCCAAGGATTTATGCCAGCACTTATCAGAGTAGGATAAGAATGCTTAACGCACATAATATCTGCTCCCTCTCGCTGTGCTTCCCTTATATCCTCCAAACTATCCTTTAAGCTAGGACCACCAGAGACAATCACCATCTTTTTGCTGTGCCAGTCAAACTTTTTGTCTATAAAATTTGGTATAAGTTTTAAGTTTTCCTTGATGTTATCATGTAGGTAGCTCTTCTCTACACAGTCAACAGGATTAACAATGATAGGAACAGCGGTCTTATTTATATTGGGTGGGTCTTCTCCCTTTTCGATTATTACTGCAAGAGAAATTTTTCCCCCAACATTAACCAGATCAGGAGACTTGATAAGAAATTTGCGCCCCTCATAGGCATCATAAACTTTGTTGGTTCCACACCACTTATCCGGGGGCATCTCACCTGCCTCATCCTCTCTAAAGTAGTCATCCATCACTATGACATTGGACCCTCTAACATTTTCAAAGTCAGAAGAGGCAGTCTCCAGGGAATGGCCACCATCAAGATAAGCAAAGTCTACCTTGTGGTGTTTCATAATCTTTCGTGTGTCACCCTTATGAAGCCTATAGTCAAATCTTGGGTGCAAATCCTTAAGACGATCAAGCTTCTTGCTTACCTTATCTATAGCTACATTAGGTTTAGAGTTGAACTCTAAATTATCTAGCTCTTTATTACCCTCTTGAAATAAGTCATAGCCTTCATAACGTATGTCACCAGGGTTAGCCTGAAGAGCAGCAAGGCACATCTGAATAGCTCTATCACCATTCCATGTTCCAGTCTCCAATAAAGTTTGAGGTTTATAAAAGCCGATCATCTCCACTATATGATTATATCTTACGGGAGCATGACCCTCTTTCTCTGGTCCCTTAAAGTGATGCAAATATTCCGCTAAGGGACTACTATTGAAAGCCTGAAGATCATCGCACTCAGGTGTTAAGTTGTGTGTTCTAAGGCCATGCTGTTGATGCATTCTTAAGAGACGCTCAAAAGCAAATCCATCATGCCACTCTCTATAACCAAAGAGTTCCCCTGAAAGATATAAACTTCTGAAGTCCTCAAGAAATACATGCGAGGGAACCTTATCCATATTAAAGGCTAGAAAGCTCGACTCACAATAATCGATAGCCTTGCGCCCCAAATAAACTATATCAGTATCCTCATCGAGCCACTTCTTTATTTCCTTAAGGGGAAGCTTCTTCTTTGATACTGTATCAGCATCTAACCAGAACAACCACTTCTGCTTAGATTTATTTATTCTAAGTTCTTCCGCCATTCCCGTAAGGGCAAATACCTTATGACAAAATTTAATAGCA